AAGAAAAAAATTATGCAGGTATCACACAACGCTGAACTTGCTTCAAGGTTCGGTAGCAAAGTTCGTAACTTAATGAACACCCCAGAATACAAACAAATTTTTGGAGACGTAACACTTAGAGAAGACTCAAAAGCAAAAGGACGTTGGGAAACTAATCATGGTGGTGAATACTTTGCTGCTGGTGTTGGAGGGTCCATTACAGGTCGTGGTGCTGATTTGTTAATTATAGATGACCCACATACAGAACAAGACTCCATGTCTGACTCTGCAATGGATAGAGCTTACGAGTGGTATAGTTCAGGACCCAGACAACGTTTACAACCAGGTGGTCGTATCCTAGTTGTAATGACCCGGTGGGCGGTAGACGATCTTACTGGAAGGCTCTTGAAGTCACAAAGTGAACCCAAAGCGGACAAGTGGGACGTAATTGAGTTCCCTGCTATATTACCTAATGATAAACCTGTATGGCCTGAGTATTGGTCTAAAGATGATCTTGATTCTGTTAAAGCATCAATTTCAACCAAGAACTGGAATGCTCAATATATGCAGGACCCAACTTCAGAAGAAGGAGCCATTATTAAACGTGAGTGGTGGCAAGATTGGGATCAAGAGCATTTACCAAAACTACTACATGTTATTCAAAGTTATGATACTGCATTTTCTAAAAAAGAATCTGCAGACTATTCAGCTATTACTACATGGGGAATATTCGAGCCTGTAGATGGCTATGAAAAATGTATTATACTTTTAGATGCTATGAAGGGTAGGTATGACTTTCCAGATCTCAAGAATGTAGCGATAGAGCAGTATCAATACTGGGAACCGGAAACTGTAATCATTGAGGCTAAAGCCTCAGGGCAACCATTAATACACGAGTTAAGAAGAGCAGGTATACCAGTGGTTGATTTTGTTCCTGCAAGAGGTAGAGATAAGCATACACGAATAAATAGCTGTGCGCCTGTATTTGAGTCTGGAATGGTATTTGCACCATTAGATGAGCACTTTGCTCAAGAAGTCATTGAGGAATGTGCAGCTTTTCCTAATGGTCAATACGACGACTATGTAGACAGCATGACCCAAGCTGTGTTAAGATATAGGCAAGGTGGATTTGTTTCTACGTATTCAGATAACTGGGATGACCCACCAATAAAATTAGAAAAGGAATATAAATATTATTAGGAGAACTTATGCCACGAGAAAGAAAAATGTCCAGAGAGCAAAGATTGGCTGAAGCTGCGGAAGAAAAAACTAGTAGAGAAAGACAAAAAAATATGCCTAAATATTTATCAGGTGGCCAAGCAAAATTAGACAAGAATAAAAATAACAAAATAGATGCACAAGATTTTAAAATCCTTAGACAAGAAAAAGCAAAAGGTAGAGGCAAAGGTCTTCAAGATACAATGATAGATCCAGGCAAAGTAACTGGAGCTAAAAGAGGAAAAAGTATCCTTACAGAAAAAGGAACAGACGCTAGAGCAAGTAGAACTTTTAGCGGATTCTCAAAACCATTTGAGGGACCTCGAGACTCTAGAGGCAGAGTTGCAACTATTAGTGGTGTTAAGCCAGGTGCTAGACTATTAGGTCAAAGAAAAAAATTTAAAACTTTAGAAGCAATGAGAAAAGACAAAGGTTTTAAAATGATAGGTGGTAAACAAGAAACTGCTGAGCAATTCAATAGAAGAAAAGCAAGAGAAGGACGTGTTTTACGAGCAGCTAAATCTACAAGAGTTGGTAAAATCTTATTACCTGTAGTTGGAGCAGCACTTGCAGCAAAAGAATATTTAAAATCTAAATCTAAGAAAACAGAAGCTGCTAAAAATAAAAATAAAAAAATGGCTGGTGGTATAATGAAAAAAAGACAGGGCGGTTTGACTGCTAATCGTTTTACCCAAAGACTACTTAAGGAGAACCCATCAATGACAAGATCAAAATCAATCATAGACAAAATTAAAAAATTAAAAAAAGCAGGCAAACTAAGTAAAGGTGGTGGAGCTGACACTGGTACTATGGGAGAAAGAAAAAGTAAATTAGGAGTCGCTTTACAAAAAATTAAAAGATCAGGTGTTATGGGTAAAAAACCAAAAACACCAATTGAAGTACCTGGTAGAAGTAAATTCATGACACCTTTAAAAAAAATGGGTGGCGGTATGATGCAAAGACCAATGGGTCAAATGGGTATGGCTAAAAAAGGTCAAATGATAAAAGCCCGTGGTGGCGGAATGGCGAGAACTAAACCTACATCAATGTACTAGGAGGGACTATGTCCCTAAAGGGTTTACTTAATCTAGGGAAGGAATTACTTAAGGCTAAGAAGCCTTCAGCAACACCGACCACCGGACAACAGACAAAGCAAATCACATACACTCCTGCTTCTCAGAAAGAGACTGGATTAGAATTAGCTATACGTGATATCAAAACACCAGGCATTGTCAGAAACGTTACTAAAGAATTACACATGGGAGAGAAGACAGCTCCTGCTTTTGGTTCATCTACATACGATTGGATTATGAGAAAGGGTGCTGGTAAATACACAGCCGATGAATGGACAGATTGGTTAACAAGTACAAGAAAAGTAAATTTAAAAGTATTTGGTAAACCTATAACTGAAACTGTAAGAGATCAAAAAAAATTTAAATATGATAGAGGACCCTTTGCAGGTAAAGAAGTAAACATATCCAAAGAAGAATTATTTGATTCCAACTTAGCAATTTTTAATGATGCTGGAGATCTGACAGGTGGTTTGTTATTTGCTGCAAAAAAATTTGGTCTTAAGCTTGATGCTAATGAGCTAGGAGCAATGATAAAATTAAATCCTGTAAATAGATTAAGACCTATTGAATTAGGTATGGCTAAAGGAGCTCAAGAAAATTTTGATAGAGCCTTACAAACATCTGCTGATCAATTAAAAAACATTAGAAAAAATTATGCATCATCAGCCATTAGAGGTTCAGATGAAATCACAGATGGTATAGATGAAGTTATATATAAACTTGGTGGATTGAAAACCGATGTACGTAAAAGTGCATTAAGAGCTCTAGGTGAAGAAATAAAAGCTGTAAGAAGTAATCCAAGAATGAGACCTGAAGATATCAAAACAATGAATAAAGTCTTAGGAGAAATAGATGAAGCAGCAGCACCATTACGTAATAATAGAACTTTCTATGGTAGTGAAAGAAATTATACACTAGAGGGTGGTAAAGACTATCGAGAAACAATTATGGTTTTAGATGATGCTATTCCAACAAATACATCACCATTTAACAAGGGAGGACATTTTAGTGATGCGCTTCCAAAAGAAACTAATAATATTTACCATATAAGATACGACACTAGATTTACTCCTGAAGGTAAGAAAGTATTTATGATTAATGAAATACAATCTGACGTTAACCAAAGTATAGCAAAAGGTTTATCAAAGGGTGCAAGATATGATTCTAAAAATAGATTTAATCCTTTCCAAGCCGACATTGAAATTAAATTGTTAGTTAGTCAAAGAGGAAGATTGATTGATGATTTGAACAAAGCAATAAATACACAAGATTCTGGTCGTGTAAATTTTTTAAGTAAAAGTTTAAAAGACATAGATGACAAATTAAAAAACGTTACTCAAAGCAAAGGCGAAAACTATTATCCATTACTTGAGTCTGATGCGTATGGAGATCACGCATTAAAATATCTAGTCCAAAAAGCAGCAAGAGAAAATGTTGATTATGTTGCCGTTGCACCTTTTAACATGGTAAGTTTTCGTCAAGGTTATAAAGCTGGTAACGAAAGATTCTATGGGTATTCATCTGGTAAGGGTATTGAAAAAAAGGGTAAAGCAATCATGCCAACTTTGATGAATAAACTTGCAAGGTTTTATAATTCAAGTGCAGGACCAACAAAGATATCATTATCTGATCCTAAATTACCTTACAAAAAAATAGGGAGTAATACTTTTAAATATCCAGAAAGATCTAAACTAAAAGACTTTACTGTAAAACATCATGATGATGCAGTAAAGGACCCAAAAAAGGGTTATAAGTTAATACCGGAGAATGATCCAAGGTTGTATTTTGATGCGTTTGCGATTAAGGTGATGCCGATAATGCGAAACACACAAAAAACTTATAAAGCTCTTGGTGGTCTTGTGGTAGATATATTCAAAGAGAGAAGGTATAATTAATTATGGCTATTGAAAAGAATGATGAGATAATCGAAGAAGAAGCTCAGGTTGAAGAGGACGCACAACCGGAAGGCTTACCTGTAGATGTTAGTGTTGAAGGTGAAGAGGAAATAGAGGAGAGACCTCAAGATGATTTCAACGCAAACTTAGCAGAGAATATAGATGAGAGGACATTGAGAGAAATGTCTTCGGAACTTATTGAAGAATACAAAAAAGATAAAGTTTCAAGAAAAGATTGGGAAGATGCTTACATTAAGGGATTAGATTTACTTGGCACTAAATATGTAAATGTAACAAGACCATTTAAAGGTGCTTCTAACGTAACACACCCAATGTTATCTGAAGCTACTACACAATTTCAAGCACAAGCGTATAAAGAGTTAGTCCCATCAGATGGACCTGTAAGAACTCAAACAGTTGGCTTACGTACTCCAGCAATAGAACTTCAGGCAGAACGTGTTAAAGAATATATGAATTATCTTCTTATGGAAGAGATGGAAGAGTTTACAACGGACATGGATCAAATGTTATTCTACCTACCCTTATCTGGTAGCACATTTAAAAAAATATATTACGATGAACTATTAGGCAGACCTGTTTCTAAATTTTTACAGGCAGAAGAAATTGTAGTTCCTTACTATGCATCAGATCTAAAAGATTGTGAAAGAATTACTCACGCTTTTAAAATGACTAAAAACGAAGTCGTAAAAAAAATGGCTGCAGGTTTTTATAGAGATATAGAATTAACAGAAGGCTCTACTGAACAAGATAACTTACAGAAAAAAATTAGTGAACTAGAAGGAGTTAAAAGCACAGGTGGAGATTATCTACATACTATTCTTGAAATGCATGTAGATTTAAATTTAGATGATTACGAAGAGTTTGATGACAAAGCAAAAAAAGTAAAAATTCCTTACATCGTAACTATTGATGAAGGTTCTGGAGAGATATTATCTATATACAGAAACTACAAACCAGGTGATTTAAATTATGCTAGAGTAGAACATTTTGTACACTACAAGTTTTTGCCTGGATTAGGCTTCTATGGTTTTGGTTTGACACACATGATTGGTGGTTTATCTACTGCTGCCACACAAGCATTAAGACAATTAATAGATGCAGGAACTTTAAAAAATTTACCTGCAGGATTTAAGTCACGAGGTATCAGAGTTAGAGATGATGACCAACCAATACAACCTGGAGAGTTTAGAGATGTTGATGCACCAGGTGGAAACATACGAGATCAGTTTTTTAATTTACCATTTACAGAACCATCAACAACATTATTTAATCTTTTAGGTTTTGTAGTACAAGCTGGACAAAAATTTGCAGCTACAACAGATAATAATGTTGGTAACGATGCACAAAACAGAGCAGTTGGCACAACAATTGCAATGATGGAACGTGGTTCACGTGTGATGAGTGGTGTTCACAAACGTTGTTACTATGCAATGAGACTAGAATTTAAAATTTTAGCAAGAATTTGTGGTGAATTTTTACCACCAGAGTATCCATATGATGTTTATGGTGGCCCAAGACAAATAAAAGCAACAGATTTTGATGGTAGAGTTGATATTTTACCAGTTGCAGACCCAAATATTATGTCTATGGCACAAAGAGTGACACTTGCACAAACACAATTGCAAATTGCAAACACAAATCCTGCAATTCACAACGTTCATGAAGCCTACAGACGTGTTTATGAAGCATTAGGCACTAAACAAATTGAAACATTATTGAAACCACCACCAAAACAACCAGAACCAATGGATCCTGCAAAAGAAAATGCACGTGCATTGCAGATGAAACTACTTACAGCTTTTGAATTTCAAGATCATGATGCACATATAGCGGCTCACATGGCATTCATGGCTACTAGAATGGTTCAGATTAATCCACAAGTGTACGCTTTACTGCAATCACATGTTTCTGATCACATATCATTCAAGGCAAGAGGTGAAGTTGCTGCAACTATGGCACAAGACCCGCAAATGGCACAACTTCAACAAGCAGATCCTGAGCAATTTGCAATTATGTATGATGCTGAGGTAGCAAAACGTACTGCACAAATAACTCAAGAGCTTGCTCAAACAGAAATGCAGGCAAATGCTGCTAAACAAGATCCACTTGTAAGAATTAAACAACAAGAAATAGATTTAAGAGCTATGGATTTACAAAGAAAGACAGAAGAGACAAGATTTAAGGCAGATCAAGAAAATCAAAGAGCTGCTCAACGTTTAGAATTTGATTATGATAGATTAGCAACACAAGATCAGCAATCAGATGAAAGATTAGAAGTTGCAAGAGAGAAAATAGATGCAAAAAAATAGAGAAGGATTAAGTGGTGGTGTAAAATCAGGCCCGCCTCCAAAGTCAGGACCAAATCCGCAAGGTCTTGCAAAAGGAGGATGCCCACATAGAGAAACAGGAGCTAAATCTGACATCAAAGGTATTAAAAACATACAAGTTACCGGAAAAAAGTTCATCGGTTTACGATAAACTTACTGAAAAAGAAAAAACTATATTCTTAGCAGGAGTTTTTGATGGAGAAGGTAGTTTTGGCATTTGGTCTAAATTAAAAACAAAAAAATACTTCGCTGCCAGTGTAGAAATGTCTGATAAAGACATGGTTCAAAGATTTCATGCGTTTTTTGGTGGTTGTTTGTACTTATGTAAGCGGAGAAAAGAACATCACAAGGATACATGGAGATGGCGTATCAATGGTCAGGGGGCTTTAAAAACAATTGATATGATGATAGATTACCTAAGTAAACGACGTAAGGAGAAATTTAAAAATGTGGTTGAGTGCCTTAAAATTAGCCATTAATGCGGGAAGCAAAATCTATGCTAACAAGCAAAGAACGAAGATGGCAATGTCAGATGCACAATTAATGCATGCTGAAAAGATGGCTCGAGGTGAAGAATCTTATCAAGGCAAATTATTAGAGGCTAGACAATCAGACTGGAAAGACGAGGCAGTTTTGATAATTCTCAGTTTGCCCGTTTTGGT